CAAGAGATTGAAGAGCAAAGCAAATACTATAATGCAGAGCTAAAGAAGTTTATACAATCTAAGGCAGATGATTTTGAATTGATTACTACGTTTGAAGCTGCTGACGAAGTCTTTAGTGTTATTAAGCAGGTCTACTTAAAGACTGCAGAGTCAGGTGCACCAAAACTCATGACTTTTGATGAAGCGTGTCAGCTCTATGAGAAAAAACTTGAAGAGACGGTGCAGGGCATGGCAAAATCTAACAAGGTAAAAAAACTTCTCGGTGTAAATGCCGATGATGATTTTTTCGGCTCGAAAGTTATGGGCCAATACACACTCGATGACTCGTTCTCACAATCATCAGCAAATAGTCCTGAGCTGAAAACCGAAGAAGAAAGATTGAGAGCAGCGGCAAAATTATTTGAACAACAACTTAAATCTTTTTAAAGGAAATCACTCATGACTGCTACTACCATTAATATGGCGGCGATCCTAAAGACGCTCTACCCTTCAGGTCTACCAAAAGACGCAACTTATAAAGACAATCCTCTTCTTGCTCTTATGCCAAAAGCTACTGACTTTTATGGTGAAGATGCAAAGGCACCACTAAAGTATGCTCCAAACGCAGGACGATCTTCTACGTTTGCTACTGCTCAGTCTAACTCAACCAATGTTAAAAACGTTGCATTCCGTTACACAAGAGCGTCTGACTATGCTGTTGCTAGAATCACAAACGAATTGATCCTAGCTTCTAAAAATAACTCTGGTGCATTCGTTTCTGCTCTTAAGCAAGAAATTGATTCAGCTCAATTGAACGTTACTAACTCTGCGGCCCAAGCTCTTTACGGAAACGGCTCAGGTGTTATTGGTCAATTAGACTCAACTACTGTACTAGCTTCAACACTTATCAAACTTCGTAACCCTGAAGACGTTGTTTTCTTCGAAGTTGATTACAAGCTAAAACTTTCTGCTACTAATGGCGGTGGTTCAGTTCGTTCAGGTGTTATGACTGTTGTTGCAGTTGACCGTGAACTTGGACAGGTTACAGTTGATGCAAACATTTCTACATCAATTACTGCTGCTACTGTTAACGACTTCATCTCTATCGAAGGTGACTACGATAAGAAAATGAAGGGTCTTTCTGGATGGCTTCCTGCTGTTGCACCTACTGCCGGTGATAACTGGTTTGGTGTTGACCGTTCTGTTGACGTTACTCGTCTTGCAGGTTTCCGTGGAAACTTATCTGCTCTTCCAATTGAAGAAGCTCTTATCCAGGGTGGAATGAAGATTGGACGAGATGGCGGTAAAGTTGATCACGTGTTTATGTCATTCCAGAAGTACGCAGATCTTACTAAAGCACTTGGATCTAAAGTTCAATTCGTTGACGTAATTGCAAAAGATGCAAACATTGGCTTCCAAGGTGTTAAAGTTAACCTTGGTAAATCAATTGCTACTGTTATTCCAGACAGAAATTGTCCTGAAAACAAAATGCAAATGCTTCAACTTGATATGTGGAAAATCCATTCTCTTGAAGGTATGCCGATGATCTTAGATATGGACGGACTTAAAATGCTCCGAGTATCTAATGATGACTCAGCAGAAATCAGAGTGGGTTACTACGCTCAGATTGCTTCATACTGGCCAGGTTCTTCTGGATCATTCACTATCTAATAACAACAGTGGGGAGGTGTAAAAACCTCCCTTAATAAAGGATGACCGACTTAGCGGATAAAACTAAGGTATCGGGTTTATACCTGGTAAAAAAGGAAGGGTAACTATATAGGTAATAGATATATGTCACAATTCCAATATACCCTCGAGAAGGACACTGTCACTCTCTTTGGGTCTGTTGTTATTGGATCTGCCGGAGCTGTTGGAATTGTAAAGGGTGGCGGTATTGCAGGAGTAACAAAAGTAGGAACAGGACTTTATGAATTTGAAATGGAGGATTCATGGTCTCGTTTACTTTTTGTTTCTGCTGGTATTGTTTCTGCCAGTGCTCCAAACATTGCACAAGCATACGTAAAAGAAAATCCTTCGACGTTACAAGCCGACGTTCAAGCAGATAAAAAGTTCAAAATAGAAGCACTAAATTTTTCTGGTGTAGCCGCTGACCCCTCTGCTGGAACTGTAGTTTCTTTCGTTGTCGTATTTAGAAAATCTTCTTACGGGCCGTTTGATGATTAAGGGGTTTTTATGCCAATCATGTTAGGGGTTGATAAAAAGAAAATTTCAGACGGTCTTATTGAAGGCATCATTGGTGGGAAAAAAGCCTACTCAACTATGCCTGCAATGTATCCTGACTCTGTTAAAATGTGCGCTATGGAATTTTTAAAAGCTATTGAAAGTAAAGATCCTAATAAGGTCATATCTGCTTTCATTGCTCTTGATCATGAAGTGGACGCTCTTGAACCAGAGGAAGAAGAAGAAGGCGCTGAGATAGAAATTTCCTTGTAAAGGTTAATAATTATGGCATCAGTAACACTTTTAGAGTTAAGAAATAGATCACGACAACGTGCAGACATGGTTAATTCTAAATTTGTTACCGATGCTGAATTAAATTCCTATATCAACGCTTCAAACGCAGAACTTTACGACATTTTAATTGCATCGAGAGGTGAAAATTATTTTGTTACAAGCTATTCGTTCACGACAAGCATAAACCAAGATACGTACGCATTACCAAATGACTTCTATAAGCTTATGGGTGTTGATTTTGTAACATCTTCTACGCAAGCGATCACTTTAAAAGCGTTTAGATGGCAAGAAAGAAACAGATTTAGAGAGCCTTTCTATAATGTAAGAAATTATAACCTAATGTACCAGGTTAGAGGCGATGATTTAGTTTTTATTCCTACTCCAAACGGTTCACAAAATATTAAATTATGGTACATTCCCTTGCCTCAAGAACTTACTCTCGACACTGATTCTTTTAACGGCATAAATGGATATGAAGAATACGTTATTATTGATGCTGCTATAAAAATGAGAGTCAAAGAAGAGTCACCTATTGAAGAATTGTTGATTGCAAAAAATGATATGAAGCAACGAATACTGTCTGCTTCTTCTGGTAGAGATTCTGGAGAACCTGCAAGAGTTGTTGACACTGACTCTAATTATGCAGGGTTCAGAAATTTATGGAATTAAAACCTTATAAGAAACTAACCGGATTGCCATACGAGTTGTCAAAAACTGTTCAATATACTGAAGAATTTTTAAATCAATTAGTGACCTTAATGTTTTTAAAAGGAAATCTTTTAGAGATATCTGTGACTACTTCTGCACAGGATTTTAATCATGGACTTCAGCAAGAACCGATGGGATGGATAATATTTGATAAAGATTCTAATGCAAATATTTGGAAAGTTGGTTCTACAGACAAGACAATTACATTTAATTCATCACTAGCTAGCAATATAAAAGTTTGGGTATTTTAATGGCATTACAAAGACAATCTGTCACTATTCCTGTTTCTGAAGGTATTGATACTAAAACTGATTCAAAACAAGTTATGGCCGGTAAAGCTCTGGCACTGGAAAATGTAAGATTTCAAAAAACAGGTAAACTTTCCAAAAGATTTGCATTAGTTGAAATGACAAATTTAACAAGAGCTGGAAATATTTCTTTACTAGCTCCATCGACTATCGTTTCTGACAATGAAACTATAAACGTATTAACTTCTGACGGAGTTTATAATTATTCAAACTCGTTGAACCAGTGGGAAAAAGTATCACCATTAAATGATTTTCCTAAGATATCTTCTGAGTTCATCAATATAACAACCTTAAACCAATATAACCCTGACATAGACTATAGTTCTAATTTAAAACTGATTGCCAATGTTTACAGAGAAAGAGAAGAACAAGATAGTTTAAAAGGAAACAGTTTAGAATATGTTACTGTCTGCACCGAAGATGAAAATACTGGTTTAAAAAAATTAAAAAGGATTTCAGTAACAACCAGCGCATACAAAACAAATTTGCAAAAAATATTAATTCTTGAAAAAAACAATGATTTTTCGATAATAGTTTTTTATCAAACGCTAGCTGGATATACAAAAATAGTATTAAATAAATATTTAGAAATATTAAACACAACATCTTTTACACCATCTGGTTACACTCCATTATTGAGCAAAATAGATATCGTTAAAGACGGTACGAATGTATTCATGTCGACGATGGCGAATAATACTCTTGTTTTGTATAAGTACGACTATGATGGCTTATTGGTCTCCACTAGCACACACACAACGACCGTCAGGTTAGGAAAAAACTCGTTTGATCAAACATCGTTTGGGTTCTCAACTTGTGTAGATGCCAACAATCTTCATGTTTTTTACATTGGAAACTATTCAGGAGACAGCGGAAGTAGAATTGTTGGAATAGGATTTAATAAAAGTTTTGTTAATACTATTACAGAAAGTGAACTATTGTTGAATTTTGTCATGAATGTTTCTATTTGCAAAAACAACAACAAAATAGAATTAGCTGTTCAAGAAGTAAGGGTATTCACCGGTGGGCCGACGACATATTTAAGTAGCAAGGTTTATTTATGTGAAGCAACCTTCACAACAAGCTACAGTTTCATTACTGACAACAACCTAAACAACAATGGATCAAGGCTAGAAATTTGCAGCAGACCTTTTGTAATCAATAGTGACGTTTACGTTGTTTGTAAATGTCCTGAAAGTTTTCAAAAAAGCGGATTCATATATAGTTTGAATAAATTTAGAAGTGTTGGTATTTTTTCGCCTTTTAGCTTGTCTGAGACCAGGTCGGTTCTAAATGCTTCTTATCAAACACAAACGAGTTGTAATGCAATATTTGCAAACGGAAAATTGTACACTTCTCTCGAAAAGATTTACGGTATAGACACTGACGATGTGCTGGGTTATGAATTTATTGCGAATCAAGCGATAACGAATCTGCTGGTAGATTTCAATACTAATTATTTAACAGGTACTAAAACTAAAATAGGCGACACGATTTATTATACGAATGGACGCACAATAGCGTTTGACTCCAGGGGAGCGTACGAAGCTGGTTTTGAATTACATCCAACAATAGATGTAATTTTTGCAACAACTGGAACAGCAAATCCAAATGTAGCGAGCAAAAACTTTTCTTATATTGCTATCTATATTTATTACAACGGCAAAGGTGAAATAGAGAGGTCTATGACTTCTCCATCAGTTTCTATTACGACTCCTTCCAATACTTCTTATGTGAATATAAGGATAAAAACTTTTCCCTTTTCTTACAAAGATAGTTACGAGTATTTGCCTCTAGGTGGAGCAGATTTTTCAAAGGAACTTTGTGACATAGTTCTCTACAGAACAGAAAACAACGGATCTATATATTACAGATGTGGCAACATACCAAATAGACCTGTTTCGCAAAATTTAGATATACTAGACGCTGTTTCAGATTCGGATTTGAAAAATAACGAAAGGCTTTACACTACTGGTGGAATTCTAGAGTCTGACCCTTTTTCAAACGCAAAATTTTCTACAGCAGGTGGGAACAGACTTTTTTTAGGTGGACTTGAAGATAAAGATGAAATAATTTTTTCAAAAAAACAATTATATAAAGAGTGTGTATCGTTTTCAGATTTTTTCAGAATTAGGGTGTCTTCTGGTTCAAGCGCAGACAAGACGCCAATATCTGCTCTCGGATATATGGATGGAAAAGTAATAATATTTAGAGAGCAATCAGTTTATTTTGTTCAAGGTGATGGGCCAAATGAATTGGGAATTGGACAGTTTTCAGAACCAGAAATAATTTCATCTGATGTAGGCTGTTCTGAGCCAAGGTCAGTTATAAATACACCAGATGGAGTTATGTTCAAATCAAGGAAGGGCATTTATTTATTGAGCAGGAATTTATCTGTTGAATATATCGGTGCTCCTGTCGAAGAGTTTAATGATTTGAAAGTGATTTCTTCCCTTGTAAGTGACAAATACAACGAAGCTAGATTCTATTTAATAAACGGTATTTGCGTTGTTTATAATTTTCTTTTCAGGTCATGGTCTACTTTCAATAATCAAACAACTGTGAACGCTGACATTTGGCAAACATTTCCTGTTTTAATTAAAAATAATCTTGTTCATAAAGAAACAGAAAATATTTATATTGATAGCGGACTTTCAAATTTTTATTCCATGAAATTTACTAGTCCTTGGCTAAAGCTAGATAATATACAAGGCTACATAAGGTGCTATCAGTTGTGGATAATAGGTGACTACAAATCTCCACACACTTTGAAGTGTAGAGTTTATGTTGATTACAACAATAATTACTATGATGAGTATAGTTTAGTTTATAACAGTTCTTCCAGCCCACAATATCAGTTTCAAATTTCTTTACCTGTTCAAAAAGTAGAATCAATTAAGTTTGAAATTTTTGATTCTAACCAGTCTGGTAATGCAGAATCTTATGACCTGTCATCCATCCAGGTAGAGGTTGGTTTAAAATCTGGAGGGTTCAAGCTTGCACCAAATAAGTCTTACTAAATACGCTAGTTATTTGAAAGAAAAGGCAGACATTGAACTTATAGAACACGAATATGGGTTTGTTTCTTTTTCAATTTTAAATGGTCACGCTTATATTCATGATATGTGGGTGGACAAAGACCATAGGAATAAAGGGATTGGCTCGAAGCTTTTGAAAGAAGTAGAGATAATTGCGTGGTCTTTCAAATGTAAATTTGTATTGTCTTCAGTTCAGATAAATTCGAATGCGATGAACGAAGCTCTGCTTGCGCAAATGTTAAAAGGTTTTAAAATAATTGGTGCTAACGAAAAAGAAATAAAATTAGCGAAGGAAATAATATGGGAGACGTAGCAAAAGCAGTCGGACTTGGTGGGCCTACAAATTTGAGTTCTGGTGGATCATTTAAAATGACATCAGGTGCAAGAAAAGGCGAAGAAGAGTTACTTAAGAGGTTAAGAGATCAAGCTGCTGGCAAATCACCTTCAATTACTGGAATGCAATTTCAACAATCAATGGAAGATATTGCTAAACAACAACAATCTGCCGCTGCATCTGCTAGAGGTGTTTCTAATACTGGTTTACTTGCAAGGCAAGCGTTGATTGGCGGTCAACAGGCGAGCCTTGATTTAGCGAACGAAGCTGCAATTGCGAAACTTCAAGAGCAAAGGTCTGCGGATCAACTTATGGCGAACATTGCCGCTGGTCAAAGAGGTGTTGCGTTACAGTCAGCACAAACAAACCAGCAAGCAGATCAACTTTCTCAAGCGAGGAGGTCAGATTTTCTTGGTAGATTGGCCGGTGCTGCTGGTACAGCAGTAGCCTCTGATGTTTCGTTAAAAGAAAATATAAATCAATCTGAAAAGTCTGGTACTGAAATGGTAAAAGAGTTTTTAAATGCTCTTGAATCATATACGTATAACTATAAAGATTCAGAAAACAATGGAAAAAAGAATCCTGAAGGTAAAGTAACTTCTGTAATGGCGCAAGATTTAGAAAAGAGTAAGCTTGGAAAACAAATGGTAAAAGATGGGCCAGAAGGAAAAATGGTAGATTACGGTCAGGGAATGGCTCCATTATTTGCTGCTATCGCAGAATTAAATCAAAGAACTAAAAAGTTAGAAAAGAAAGGTTAACATGGAACCTACTACACCAATAAACATGAGTCCCGATCAATTAAGAAGACAAGCAGAAATGATTGCTGCTTCACAAACTCCTTCAGGAATATTAAGACAGCCATTATCAGACGAAGAATTGTTAAAATTCTCTAACCAAGCTATTGGGCAACAAAAAAATATTGCTGCCATTGATGCTCAAAAAGAAGCACAAAAACTTGTCGAGATTGAAGCTCAAAATAAAACACAAGCAGAATTAGCTGCACTTGGTTTAAAACCTCCTGTTGCTCAGCCTATGCCTGTCAGTATGCCTCAAACACAAGTCAGTGATTCAGACGTTGTGTCACGTGGCGGTGTTGCAATACCTGGCGAAATGCAAGGAAAAGAGTTGGCTACACAGCCTGTTGCACCTACTAACTCATACAAGCAATTAATTATGTCAGGAGTAAATGCCCAAGATGCAGCTACTCAAAGATCTCTAGATGCTACTGATCAAATCATGAAGCAATATGAAATGAATCAAGCACGCTTACAGCAATCGAGATTTGATGCAGAAAATGAATTAAATAAAAAAATAAGTGAAATTGACCAGAAACAAAAAGATTTTACTTGGGATAATAGATCATTGTGGGAAAAATCATCCACTGGTCAAAAAGTAATGATTGCAATCACTGGGTTTTTATCTTCTTTATCTGCACAAGGGGCAAAAACATTCCAGGATACTGTTTCTAACACCATGGCACGTGATCTTGCCCAGCAAAAAGAAAGATATAATTTACTTAAAGAGCAGAAAAAAGATTACCAGTCTCTTTACGGTGATCTTGTTAAAAGATTTGGCGATGAAGACATGGCATCATTACAGCTCACTAATATGCAACTTAATGCTGTAAGTAATAGATTAAAAGTATTATCTGAAATGTCTCAATCTAAAATTGTTGCTGCTAAAAGTTTACAAGGAATAGATCTTGTTAATTCTGAAATAGCAAAAAACCAAGCAACTATGGTAAACCTTGCTACTGCAAAAAAATCTAATGTTATTCCTGGTTATGAGAACACAATCACAGACAAGACTGCTAAAGAAAAGTTTACTCAATTATTAGCAGGTAAAAAGACACTTGATGCTACATTAGAAGATTTGGAGAAATTAGTTAAAGGCACAGGTGAGGCTATCCCTTTCACTGCTAAAAATGTTAGATCAAAACAACTTGTACAAGATGCTCAATTACAGATGAAAGAAGTTAAAAAACTAGGTGTCTTAACGGGTGATGATGCAAAAAGACTAGAGGATTATATTAGTAAGCCGTCTATTTATAGATCAGACGCTTTAATGCTTGAACAGATTAAAGGTATGAGAGATCTTACTAATAAAGCACTTAAAGCACAGGAAGAAAGTTACGGGCTAGTTCCAGTAGGTTCAAATATCGGTAGGCTTGAATGATTAAGGTTAGAAATAATCGAACAGGTAAACTAGAAAACATCGAAGATGGTGGGTTGCCAGATCTTTTAAACTCGGGCGAATATTCTATCCTTAAAGGTCAGGAATTAAAATTTGAAGACAATGAAGGTAGAAGAAGAATAGTACCATCTGAGCAAGTTTTTGATGCGATTGATGCAGGATTTAAACACGTATCACAAAAACAAGTACAGAAAGAAGAGCAACTTGATATTGCTGCTAATGAGCCATTTAAAGCTGTAGGAGCTTCTTTATTGAAAGGAGTATCTTTAGGATTATCCGATCAAATTTTTACAAGTACAGGCATCACAACTCCGGAAAAATTAAAAGCACTAGAAGAAGCAAATCCGATTTTGTCCGGTGCTTCTGAAATTGTAGGTGCAATCGCTCCTGCTTTTTTTACAGGTGGGACAAGTGTAGGTGCAAGATTACTTGCTGCTACTCCTGCAGCACTAGCAGAACGTGCCGGTGTTGCCGCTGCTACCAAGTTCGCTCCTGGCATTACAGGAAAAATATTATCTAAAACTGCATCGAACATAACTAAAGAGGTAGTCGACAAGGCGGTAAAGATTGGTACGGGCTCTGCGGTTGAAGGTGCTTTCTTTGGTGTGGGAGATGTTATATCTGAGGATGCATTGGGAGATGCTGAGTTTAACGCTGAAACTGCTCTGGCAGGTATGGGACAAGGTGCGTTGATCGGTGGAATATTTGGAGCTGCAGCAGGTGGAACTTTTGGGATGGTTGGTGAAGGTGCCAAGGCGATTAAAAGACAATACACAGAAACTATGAAAAAAGTTTTTTCTGGTATTGAGGATAAACAGATTCAAAAGGATGTTTTAACAAGATTATCTAACGAAGAATCTGCTGAAGAGATCATGAAAAAACTCGGCGCAGATGCGGATGAAGTTGCCGACAAGATAGAGCTAGAAAAAGCTGCAGAAGCACTTGCAGTCCCACTTACTCCTGGTATGAAAGAAGGTGGGGTGTTTGCAGAATTAGAAGGTTCACTTGCAAAAGAACCAAGCGTTGGCGGTATTCTAACTAGGAAAGAAGTAAAAAAAACTCATGATGCGTTAGATAACATTCAAAACTTGATTGTTAAAGATGCAGCAGAGGTTGATAAGTCTACAATAGGGCTACAGGCAAAGAGTGGAATTAAAGCTAAAATATCAGAAGAACTTGAACCTGCTTCTCTTATGTATAAAGAAGTAGATGACAGGGCTTCAAACTTACCCATAACAGAATCATTAAGAAAAAGATTTAAAACTGAATTAAAAAAATTACCTTTTGTTGATGTATTTGAGCAAGGGCAAAAGTTCATTGACTTAGTTGATAATCTTGATACTTACTCTAAGGTTTCGAAATACAGAACTTTTATTGGTAATGAATCATCTAAGGCACAAAGAGCAGGTGACAGAAATGCCACTGAGTTTTTTGGACAGCTTTACGATAATTTAGGCACTTTAAGAACAAACGCAATTAAATACAACTTAAAAGCAGCTCCTTTTGTATCCAAAGACAAACAGATTGCTAATTTATTAGAAGCACAGGAACTTGCCGACAGTATTTGGCGTTCAACACATGAAAAATATAAATTTCTCGGGGACTATTTAGGCTTCAACACGCAAAATATGTCTAACCTACTAAACAGGTTGGAAGACGTTGATGTTTTGCCTCTTGCTGATAAACTTTTAAATCTTAAAAAAGTAGAAGATATTGAAAAGTTTCAATTGTATTTCCCCGAAGTAGCAGACTTGGCGAGAGCAAGAATTTTGAACGATATTAAGAAGAGATCATCACGCACAGGTGTTTTTAGTCCCAAGGTTTTTAAAACAGAGTTAAACAAACTAGAAGAGTCCCAGTTAAAACTTTTAGCTCCTCATTTAACAGATCCAAAGAAACTTATAGCTGATTATTCAAAGATTGTAGACAATTTGCCTCCTAATATGAACCCATCCAACACTTCTGTTAACATTAGTTTTCAGAATATGTTTGAACTTGCTTATCAGAGCAAAGAAATGTTTCGTTACATGGTCTACAGGTCTGGACCTAAAGGTATGTTAGGACAGATGACTAAATATATTCCTACCAATGCTGCACTTGAAAAAGCTGTAAATCAAGGCAAAATAAATATTTCTGACTCAGTAGAAAACTTCTTTAAAAAATCTGCTGCTTTATCAACTAAAGCAATTAATAGAACAATAACAGGACAAGATTTGTCCGACGAAGACGTTAAAGAGATTGAAAAAAAGGTTGAATACTATCAGCAAGACCCTCAGGAAATCATCCAGGTTTATAATAAGAACAATAAAACATTATATGAATCAGCTCCTAAAACTGCAGGTGCTTTAGGTGGAAAAATAATGGATGCAGCAGCATTTCTTTCTACTAAAGTTCCCAAAAAGCAGATCACACCATTTAATGATGAAACAATTTCAAGATCCGAATTAATGAAGTTTAAAAACTACGTTGATGCTGTTGAGAAACCATACAATGTGATGAATAGTATTGCGTCTGGGTATATTGCTCCTGAATACATGGAAGCATTTAGGGCGGTTTACCCTAGAATGGCAGCAGAAATACAAAAAGAGTTTGCCGAAAGATTGCCTGAATTTAATAAAAAGCTAACCGAAAAACAAAAAGCAAACTTATCCGTTATACTTGGTCTAGATACTAGAAAGGCATTTACACCAACAGGGTTTAATATGCTACAGCAATTTAGTGGAATGCAAATCAAAAAAGAAATACAAAATATGCAGCCTCAAAGAAGAGTTTCTTCCGTAGGGGCAAAAAATATAAAATCATCAACCAGGGAACAGTCTGGGCTTGATAAAGTTCTTTATCGAACTTAAACTTTAATTGTCTTTTTGCTAAAACAGGCAATTAACCCACGAGGGGATTAAAAATGTCACGACGGAATGTACTCAACAAATACCAGGTTTGGAATAATCTAAATTCTACATCTATCACAGCTTCTCAAGAGAGCACAGTTGATCAACTAGACGTGATTAACTACATCATTAAAATTGACCCTTCTGTAAACTGCGTTATAAAAGTGGAATTTACAGGTGATAAAAACTCACAAAATCCTGTCTGGTATCAACTAGATTTTAATACACCAATAGTTTTAAACGGTGCAGTTGATACAGAATACACGATACAAATTGAAAAGCACTCTGCTTTTAAAATGAGACTAAATGCAGTTTCAAATAGTGGAACAGGTTTAATTAATGCCTGGATCACTGGGAATAATTTGGGGGCATAAATGAAAATATATCAATATCCTCCTAGTGTTTTAACAGTTGCTGCACAAGATTCATTTTTTCAATATAATGGTGCTCAGCAAGTAGTTGAACAAGATACGACTAACGATGCTAACAATAGAGCATTTCCATCTCTACAATTCATTTACGTTGATGGGGATCAAGTCCCAGTTACTAAAGATAACGTAACTCCTGCCAATACAGTTCCGTTACCTGTTGAGATTATCGGATCAGGTTCTACAACACTATTAACCGGCACTCTTGATGCAGGTAACTCAAGCACAGTTGCATTGGGGATAGGTGGTGTTTTTACAGGGATTGCGTTTGATATTACTTCTTATGCTGCAATAAATGTAAACGTAATGTCTGACGTTGCTAGTGCAACGAATGGTGTTAAAGTAGAATTTTCTACAAATGGCACTAACTGGGATCACTCGCACTCGACTACATATTCAGGCACTACAGGTGTTGGTTATATATTTAATGCTGAATTTAGATTTGCAAGAGTGGTTTATACAAACGGTGCTTCTGTTCAATCATTTTTTAGACTTCAAACTATTTTTAAAACAACATTAGTAAAATCTTCTCTTTATACTCTAGACCAGACCGTCACTGGTTCAATGTTTGCTGAGTTAGGTAAAAATGTAATCATCGGTAAAACAACAGGCGGCGGCGGTGGATTTGTTGACGTAAAAGTTAACCCATCGGGTGCTTTAACTACTGAAACACAATTAACTGCAAGCACAGCAAATATAGGTGACGTTGATGTTTTAACATTGCCAGTAACTTACGGTGCAGGGAATACCGATGCATCTACTCAAAGAGTGGTAATTGCAACAAACCAAGCAGCGGTACCAGTTTCTAATTCTGATATTACAGCTCTTAATCAAAGACTGGGCGGTGCTCTAGTTCCAGTAAAATATGATGAGCTCGTTATATCATACGTTGGAGCGACAACAGACATTTCTACAGTGGTTTATAAACTTGCTACTGTAACAGTTGCGACAGTGACATTGACTTATGATGGTTCTAACCGATTAATTGGTGTGGTGAGGACATAATGCCTACTAAACAAGTATTTAATCCTCTCACAGGCAATTTTGACCTAATAAACGATCAAGTTTTTGGGATTGCCGTTGAAGATAATGGGACACCAATAGTTAGTGCTGACACAATGGATTTCCAAGGTACAGTTTTTAAAGTATCAAATCCGTCTGGAAGTAATGCAGATATTAAAATAGGACCAGAGATAAATTTTGATCCTGTAAATTTAGCCACTATTACCTCTCCTATAGACGGTGATCTTGCGTGTGATATAAACGCACAATATGCAATCAAAAGATATAATGCTGCTACTTCGTCATGGGTAAGTAACATTTCTAATCTTGTTTATGGTGACGTTGATGATGGATTAAACCTGGGAGCAGGTACTGGGATCTTTGCTCAGAAAACTGCACAAAATTTAGAATTTAAAAGTCTGACTGACGGTGCGAATATATCTCTTTCGTCAACAAGTACAGAAATTGATATTAAAGCAATCAATATTGCAACACCTTCATTAAATTGGGTTAAAGACACATTAGGCCCAATCTCTGAGTTCATAGATGGTTTTCTTTTTGAGTCATTCGATAACGTATCAGTGCAAGAAATCTTTGTAGTATTTAATGTCCCTCCTACCTATTTAGCAGGTACTCAAATATTTTTAAAACAAGGTAAATTTTTCTGTGCAGACGTTTCTCCCGCTACTGTACAATTTCAATCTTTTTCTACTCTTATAAATGCTTCTACAGTGCTTGGGACTTACACTAATACTTATACAAGCACCAATGCTGCAGTAACGTTGTCAGCAACTTCAAACTTGATAACAAATATTGGTAACATTGATTTAACGAATGCCTCTGGTCAAATTAATGCCGTAGCAGTCCAGGCAGGAGATAAGATAAGAGTTAAGTTATATCGCCTTGCTAGTGGATCTGCACAGGATGCAAGATTATTATTAGATAGTTTAGAATTAACATTTGGATAAAAGATGATTAAGAATTTATTTTTATTTTTTGCTGCACTTGGTTTATTTGCAACGTTATCTAGAGCACAAGTTTCTAGTGTTACAGGTCAATACCTACAAGATAACAATATTCTTCTTAATCCTGGATTTGAGTCTGGAATAGGGAAATGGGTTAACAGTGCAGGAACATTCACTGCTGATTACACTAATTTTATTCAAGGCAAGGCATCTGGGAAAATAGTTTTATCTTCTCAGGCACTAGCATTTACTCAAGATTCAACTTCCTTTGTAACTGCTTTAGCAGATGGGGTTCAGGGATTAGTAAGCGTTTATATAAAGTCTGAATTTCCCGCTAAAGTTTGTTCTAGAAGTGCAGGGTCTACAGTAACTACAAATTGCGTTGATGTGGTAGGAAATAATAGATGGGCATTGTATAAAGTACCTAGCATTTTAGGAGCAACTTCTAACGGAATTTCAGTTAACACTAATGGAACAAGTGTTACAGGAACAATTTACATTGATGAATCTTTTGTTGGTGTTACTAATTTATTTGCGGATGTAGATGCTTCAAAAATTGCAGGGGAAGCATATTTTGCAGGTACAGCATCTTGTAACTGGACTAGAACTTCAACCACAATAGGCGCATTTGGTGCTGTTGCTGCTTGTCCCGGCCCTACAATTGCTCAT